AGAAGGGGTATCCCATCACCGCAAGAGAAATTGCTGAGTTGTGTAAACAGCTTGACAATGAGACCGGCAATTGGTATACTAATCGTCCACTTGAAGTTGAAGCGGATCGAGCAGTAGAATATGCATATAGAAATAACTAGGAGTTATTATGACTGAAGAAATCGTCGACGCTGATATCGTCGAAGAAACGGCCACTGCGGAGGAATCCAAGGGCCCATTACAGGTTGCGGTAATTGGATCGGAGGACGATCCCTTAACAGTCGCAACGGCAAAGGCATTCAATGTGCCGCGTGGAGTTGAAACACAAACCTACACAGTCGATGACATCGATGCATTGGTTGAAGCAAAACCAAACATCGTTTTCTACTGTGAAGAAATTCCTGTCAAGAAAAATGATTCACTAGATGATGGGGATTTCATTGCTACGATTCAGAAGTTGATTCGTATTGGTGGAGCAGGTGTGTGTATTCGTTCGACTCTAAACGTGGAATCGTTTGAACGTCTGATTATGTCACTGACCAAACAGGTATTCGATAACAAGATCGTCTACATGCCTGAGTTGACTGACTCTGCAAACGTTGAAGATATCATTTCTTCTCCGATTCATCTGATTGGTGGTACCGGTGATGCAATGCAACAACATATGAATGTACTTCGTACCATGTCATGGTTCGGTGCTCGTGAGTTAGTTACTGCAACTGTACCTGAAGCCATCTATACTAAACTCGCCGCAACGGGTTACCGTATGGTTCAGGCACAGTTCTTCAATGAACTATATGATGCAGTGATGGACATGAAGAATGCGAACCCAATGTTGGTTGCACGTCAAGTGCAGCAAGTGACGGGTGCATGTGCAGTCCCTTCACAGGTAAGTGACACTATGAAATATGATGGACGTATCTTTGCTGGTGCAACCGACAAACTTACATTGATTGAAAACTGTCTAGGAGACTAGTATGTCGCTAATGGCGAAACTGAAAAAGAACTCAAAGGTTGTCGGTACTGCGGTACTCGATCAATCTGAGTTCTTTGCAGAAAAAGAAGTAACAACTATTGACGTTCCAATGATGAACGTCGCCCTTTCTGGTAGATTAGATGGCGGTCTCGTCTCAGGTCTAACCGTACTTGCAGGGCCATCTAAACATTTCAAGACATCATTTGCCTTGAAGATGGCCTCTGCTTTTTTGGAATCTGATCCCGATGCAATCATGTTGTTCTATGATTCTGAGTTTGGATCACCTCAATCATACTTCCAGAACTTTGGTATTGATGCGAGTCGTGTACTACACACTCCGATCACCAATGTCGAAGAACTAAAGTTTGATCTAATCAACCAACTCGAAGAGATCACTCAGGATGACAAGGTTATCATCGTGATTGACTCTATCGGTAACCTTGCGTCCAAGAAAGAACTCGAAGATGCAATCAACGAAAAATCTGTCGCAGACATGTCTCGTGCAAAAGCACTGAAGGGTCTGTTCCGTATGTCAACGCCGTATCTGACTATGAAGAACATTCCGTTACTGGCGATCAACCATACCTACAAAGAGATCGGATTGTTTCCGAAGGACATTGTTGGTGGTGGTACGGGTATCTACTACTCTGCGGATAACATTTGGATTCTTGGTCGCCGCCAGAACAAAACTGGTACGGAGGTGACTGGATATGATTTCATTATCAACGTTGAAAAATCGCGTATGGTTAAAGAGAAGTCGAAGATTCCTATCTCAGTTTCTTGGGATGGTGGTATTGAGCGTTACAGCGGTTTGTTGGATGTTGCTCTTGCTGGTGGGTTTGTCACTAAACCTTCTAATGGCTGGTATCAACTGGTTGACAAAAACACTGGAGAAGAGATTGGAAGTAAGGTAAGACACAAGGATACACTCAAATCTGAGTTCTGGGAGGGTCTCTTGAAGAATGAACAGTTCATCGAGTTTATATCTTCCATGTATTCTATCGTCGGTTCATCTAATCTCAGTTTAGATATAGAGAGTGAGTAATGGCGTTTCAGAAAGTCAGTGAAGATATTGATTATGAGTTGACACCATCGGAAGATATCGAAAACGAACAAGCGTGGGATGTTCGCATCCTACGTGGCCCTTTTGTTGAGACAGTATGTCGCTTTGGTAATATTAGATTTGATGATGAAATGGGTTGCCTTCGATTCAATTTCGTGGTAATATCTACACCTAATGATGATCTAACTGAGGACAATGAAGAACTACAAATCTTTGTAGGCGACATCCTTGAGTCGGTCCTTGAAAACGCAATATCTGACGGACAACTAATAGAGAATGAAAGAACAACTGATACTGAATAATCTACTTACCAACGATACGTACATGCGTAAAGTTGGTCCCTTTCTCAAAAAACAATACTTTGAAGGCGTCCACAAATTATTGTTCAATGAAATTATTTCTTATGTCGGGGAGTACAATCGTCTCCCGACTGAGGACGCATTACGTCTTAAGATCGATGAGTCTGACGAAATCAACGAAGCTAGTTATAATGAGACACTAGAAATGATTCCCTCTCTCTTTGCAAAGAAGGAAGAGGACCAACGATGGTTACTTGATACTACAGAAAAGTGGTGTCAAGATCGTGCCATATTCCTTGCAATCATGGAGTCTATATCCGTGATTGATGGGAAACACCAAACCCTAACTAAGAACTCTTTGCCTGATATCTTACAGAAGGCACTTGCAGTTTCTTTTGACACCAATGTAGGACACGACTATGTTGCAAACGTTGATGAGCGTTATGATTTTTATCATCGCACTGAAGATCGTATACCATTTGATTTGGAATATTTTAATTCCATTACTAAAGGGGGTCTTCCTAATAAAACTCTTAATATTGCTCTTGCTGGTACTGGTGTCGGTAAGTCTCTATTCATGTGCCATATGGCCGGGAACGCATTATCTCAAGGGAGAAACGTTCTCTATATCACAATGGAAATGTCCGAAGAACGAATCGCAGAACGTATTGACGCGAATCTCCTGAACTGTCCTATCGACCAGATTCAGAATCTTTCTAAAAACATGTTCCGTGATCGAGTTCGTGAGATTGGACAAAAGACTGAAGGTAGTCTGATCATTAAAGAGTATCCTACGGGACAGGCACATACCAATCACTTCCGTGCACTACTTGAAGAATTGCGCTTGAAAAAGAAGTTTATTCCTGATATAATATTCATTGATTACCTAAATATATGTGCGTCTTCGCGAATGAAGGGTATGGGTGGATCGATTAACTCATACACATATATCAAGGCAATCGCTGAGGAACTTCGTGGTCTCGCTGTTGAGTTTGATCTACCGATCGTCTCCGCAACACAGACTACTCGATCTGGATTTGCAAACTCAGATCCAGGCCTTGAAGATACCTCAGAGTCGTTTGGATTGCCCGCTACTGCGGATCTAATGTTCGCACTGGTGTCCAATGAAGAACTAGAGAATCTAGGTCAGATCATGGTGAAACAGTTGAAGAATCGATACAATGATCCGAACGCAAACAAACGGTTTGTGGTTGGTATCGATCGATCTAAGATGCGGTTATTTGACATTGATGAAAGTCAACAAGATCTAATGCAAGAAGATGACATGAGTATCCCGTTCGACAATTCTCGATCTGGGGAAAATCTGAAAAAGATTCAGTTTTCATAGGAGAAAAAGTTATGGACCCAATACTACACACTGTTATCGCCACAGGATTGATGTTCGCATCTTACAAAGCTGGAGAACATTTTGGTAAGAATGAAGGTTACCACAACATAATTCAAACTCTTTTGCAATGTTTTCGTGCAGACTCACTTGAGATAACTGAGGATGCTGATTTTTTTATTACGGTAGACGGGGAAACTCGTAAGGTAAATTAGTGAGACAACCGCACAATCTCTACGTCGAAGACAACTTTCTGTCATCCGACGAATGCATGGAACTGATTGCATTATATAATGAGAACATTTTGAATACGACGAAGAGAGATAACTTCACCTACTTTGATGTGGGTGAAGATCTGCCTATCGATCATGATCTGGTTCAGGATGTGTGGATTCGACAAAACGTTTTAGCAAAGAAACTTGCGAACGCGAGAACCCATTGGGCACAGATCTACGAATGGAAACGAGGACAACGAATGGGGTTGCATAATGATGTTGCGAGTAAACATACTATGTACACCTCAGTTCTCTATTTGAACGATGACTTTGAGGGTGGCGAGACACAACTCGAAGACGGTACTACTATCGTCCCCAAACAAGGTCGAATATTTTTCTACGATGGGATCAGTTACTTCCATCGTGTGAAGAAACTTGAAAGCGGAACCCGCTACACAATTGCATCATGGTACAAGAGGATATAGAATGTCACAACTTGAAATGTTTGAAACACCACTAACTGTTAATACAATCAACCTAGAACCACTAGACCCCACCGCACTTAATATGGAAGCAAGTTTTGGTGAAGACTTTGTGTTTACTATCAAAGAACCAGTCTCATACAAATTTCGTGAGAACGAATTGATCAGTGAGTTTGGCGACTACATTGATAACACATACAACGGTCACTACGGACACGGAGGTTTTCAGTCGTCGGAAGTGATCATCGATCGTGGTCACGGTCTAGGATTTTTTCTAGGTAACGTCGATAAATACAACGCTCGTTACGGTAAAAAGGGGTCACCCTCAGAACACCGCAAGGATCTCATGAAGATTATTCACTATGGATTCCTTGCACTCTATGAACATGATAGGATTCATAATGACAGACAAACCAGCTCTGAAGGAAGCAGTATTTGATACGGCGCTTGCCACACCTATCAATCTTTTGTTAAACTTTATATTTCTCACTCCAATGTTGGCGTGGGATTGGTCTGCCGGACAGATCTCAATTTCAATGACTGCGATCTTTTTTATGGTTGCAGTAACCCGTAAATACTACGTAAGACAATGGTTCAAAGGAAGAAGGATATGAGAGAAAAATTACTCAAAGCAATGGCCTCTGGTTATCGAGGTGACATTGATCGCGCACAGGCGAACATCGAAGTTTACCTGACCAACCCTGCTGGTATCGGCGAACACCCCGACATCGTCGAGGCGATCGATTCAGAACTGGCGAAACTTGCAGAGGCACACGAGAAACTCGACACTCTCAACCATTATTTCCCTGAGTGATATCGACTATTCATAATTAAAATGGCAAAAGACTTGACGACTCCTATCAATCTTGATATAATTACTTTGTAATTTGATGATTGATAGGAGTTTTTTGTTATGGCGTATGTAAGTCAAGAGATGAAGAAAGAGTTGGCACCGCAGATCAAGGCGGTACTGAAGAAGTATGGAATGAAGGGAACTGTTGCGGTTCGACACCACAGTAGTCTTGTGTGTAACATCAAGAGTGGTAAGTTGGACATTCTTGGTGCTCTGCCTGTCAGTGAGTATGGCCCCCGTGACTACGTTCAGGTCAACACTTACTGGATTGAAGAGAACTATGATGACGCGAAGGTTGTTGCGTTTCTGAGTGAACTGAAAGAGGCGATGGAAGGCCCGAACTTCTTCTGTCACGACGACAGTATGACTGACTACTTCCACCGAAGTCACTATGTTGACATCAACGTTGGTCAGTTCGACAAGCCATATATTCTGGAGGCATAATGTACTTATTCATGAATAACCTTACTCCGCGACTCGAAGAATTTTCGGTTGCGGTTTTCAATGTTCTTTTCCCCGAAGAACCCGAATTCAACATTGACATCACACGTCAGAACTATGAACTCGATGACGGTGCAAACGGTTACTGTTTTTCTGACTTCGATGATGAGTGTTGTTTTATTGATATCGCTCCTGACTTATCAGAACGTGAGACTGCCATTACTATCGCACACGAGTTAGTTCATGCACGTCAGTTGGCGAATGGGCTTGACTTTGATGAAGATGAAGCGTATAATTTAGAGAGTGTTTTGACTGAGAGGTGTTACCATTGAAACTGATTACCCTAACTGCTGGTGTTGACGATTTCTCTGCGTCTGTTGAGGAAGGTTACCCACCGGAAGAAATGGAGTGGCGAATCGTTGAGGCGGCTTCCGAAAAGTTCCCTGAACACAAACAAGCATTTTACTTCGACAGTTCTGATAATCCTGCTGTCGATCTAATCATGAACGGTCGTATTGAACACCGTATGAAATTTGAGGTAGAGTAATGAGAGAAAGTGAAAAGAAGTTGAACGAATCATTTGATAGAGTCGAGGCGGCGTTTGATCGATGGGACGCTGCTGCGGATCGTTTTGAAAGAAAACTGTTTATGATGCCATTTATAGTGGTGGGTGCAGTTGTCGGATCTAAATTACTAGCGATGTATTTTCTATGATAGGATGGGTAATTGTATTAGCTGCATGGATGGTATATGCCGAAACTGAGATGCCTAATCGAACTAATGAGTGTCCTTATGTAGAGGAACTATGTGAAGATGAAGGTGAAACTAATGAGTGATATGAAATTTACAACGGCGGGTGACATGATGGAAAATGGATTCCAGAAAATGCAACGCCGTCTCGAACAAGAAGGTTGGTACGTGGGGTGGAATGAACCCTGCTGCCAATCTTGTGCGTGGGCCTGTCTACCCGATTATCTTGGTGCGGTCTACAATGATGAAGGTTACTTAGTTCATCCAGAAACAAAAGAGGAACTAGACTACACTACTCGTGATGAGGTCTATCGTGAGGTTGATCTGTCTAAGGTGTTGTTCAACCACTCGCAAGACTGTGAGGTCTACATCGAAGGTGAAGAGTGTCCCGATTGTGAGGGCGAAGGTTACGATGAAAACGATGAAGAGTGTATGACTTGTTTTGGTAATGGCGAGATTGAAGAGGGGTTTGATCCGTCTGACTATGACACATCGGTCGATGGTTTCATCTGCAATTCACCAGAACAACAAAAAGATTCTTACTTCTGTTTTGACGGGAGTGAACAGGGTGTCGCAAACTTCAAAG